GAAAAATCTTGATACTGGCTCTAAAGAGGTTGAAGGCTTTGGCGGTAAGTTAGAGAAATTTGGCAAGGTTGCAGCAGCCGCCTTTGCAGCAGCAGCGGCAGCAGCAGCAGCCTATGCAGTCAAGCTAGCAGTTGATGGCGTCAAAGCAGCTATTGAAGATGAAGCAGCCCAGCTTCGTTTAGCCAATGCTCTTAAGAATGTTACGGGGGCTACTGAGGCCCAGATTTCAGCAGTCGAGAAGCAAATACTTAAGACCTCATTAGCTACTGGTGTTGCCGATGACCAATTGCGCCCAGCGCTTCAGCGCCTAGCGACTGCCACAGGATCAGTTACTCAATCCCAAGATTTATTAAATTTAGCTTTAGATATATCAGCTGCTACTGGCAAAAGCGTTGAGTCAGTATCTAATGCTTTAGGCAAAGCCTACGAAGGCAATACTGGCGCTCTTACTCGTTTAGGCGTTGGTTTATCTGCTGCTGAAATAAAGACTTTAGGATTAGAAGGAACAGTTAAGCAATTAGCCGATACCTTTGGCGGTGCAGCTACAGTTCAAGCCAATACCTTTGAAGGTCAAATTCAGAGACTTAGGGTGGGCTTTGATGAAGCTAAAGAATCCGTAGGAGCAGCCTTATTGCCTACGCTCCAGAAGCTTTTAGATTATTTTATTAACACAGTAATCCCAAAGTTTATTGAGTTCAAAGATGCAGCATTAAAGCCAGTTACCGATGCAATTGCTCGCAATAAAGAATCCTTGACTACGCTTTACAATTTTATTAAAGACTTTGTTGTTCCTATACTAATAAATAATCTTGGCTCAGCGCTTGGATTTATTGGGAAAGTTGCTGGTGGAATTCTTGATGTAATTGGCGCAGTAGTTAAAGGAATCAAAACAGCAGTTAATGGTGCAATTGATGCTATCAACACTCTTATTAAAGCTTACAACGCCATACCACTTTTACCAAATATTCCTACTATTACTAAACCATCATTTTCAAGCTCTGGAAGTGGTGGTAGTGGTATTGGCTCAAACACAATAGCAAGTGGCGGCTTACCATTTGGGGGTTCTGTTACCTCGGGAACTACTACGGGATCGACAGGTGGCAGCTCGACAGGTGGCAGCTCGACAGGTGGGGGCTCTACTGCTGGTGGTAGCTCGCAAAATCAATTTACAGTTCCAGTCGTTAAAGGCACAATGCCTACTTACCCATCTGGATTGACTCCAACCGGTAATTCAATCCCATCCAATTTTAATGTCGGTGGGACAGTTGCAGCAAATAACCCTGGTATTACTATTAATGTAAATGCTCCAAGCGTTATTGAAGAAGAAGGATTTACCAGAGCAGTTATCTTGGCGCTGAACAACTCAACTAATCGCGGAACTATTGGCGCAGGTGATCTTAGGACTTCGGCTCAAATCCTATGACCCTTTGGACTCCTGATTGGCGAATCCTAGTTAATGGCTCGGAATTGACTGCCGTTACTTTAAGTAATCTGACCATTACCTCAGGCCGTCAAGATATTAATTCACCTACGCCAGCTGGCTATTGTTTTCTTGAAGTTATTAACACTAATGGCACTAATTATTCATTTACAATAAATACCGCAGTTACAGTTGAAATTAAAGACACTAGCGGAAATTATGTGTCTATCTTTGGCGGTCGCATCTCAGACTTGCGTCAGATAGTAAAAACCGCAGGATCTAGCGCAATAATTACTAGCTTGCGAATTACTGCAATTGGCGCTCTGTCGAGATTGCAGAGAGCTATATTTGATGGCAACTTGGCTGAAGGTTTAGACGGCGAACAGATAACCGACTTGCTTCAAGATTTGCTTCTCAATTCTTGGAATGAAGTCCCACCAGCCGAAACTTGGGCAACCTATGATGCAACGGAAACTTGGGCGGATGCTCAGAATATCGGTCTAGGTGAAATTGATGCTGGCGAATTTACAATGGTTAGCCGCCAAATAACAGATAGCGTAATTGCCCCAATAACCAATGAGATTGCAAATTCAGCTCTAGGTTATCTCTATGAAGATGCCAATGGGCTTATTGGTTATGCAGACGCAAGCCATCGTCAGGATTACCTAGTTGCTAATGGCTACACAGATTTAGACGCTTCTCACGCCATCGCCTCTGGCATCGGCGTAATCCAGCGTCAAGGCGACTTAGCTAATAAAATAATTATGGATTATGGCAATAATTTTAATAGCTCCTACACCGCTCAAGATACTGATTCCCAAGCAACCTTTGGCTTATTTGCTGAGCAATTTAACAGTTATCTAAAAAACGCGGCCGATGTCGAGTATGTAGCAGATCGCCTTATTGCTCTTAGAGCTTGGCCTAGAAATACTTTTCAATCGATTACTTTCCCATTACAGTCCCCTGAAATCGATGACGCGGATAGAGATGCTCTATTGAATATATTTATGGGCCAGCCAGTCAGAATTACCAACCTGCCCCTTAATATCCTAGGTGGCCAATTTACTGGCTTTGTCGAAGGCTGGACTTTTAACGCCTCAGTCTCGGGCCTATCAATTACCTTTCTAGCTACCCCAACAGAGTTCTCAGCAGTTGCCCAACAATGGGCTCAGGTCAATGCAGCAGAAAGCTGGAATAGTGTGCTCAATACCTTAGAATGGCAAGATGCGATAGGAGTAATTAGCTAATGGCCAATACCACAAACTTCAACTGGGAAACCCCAGACGATACCGATCTAGTCAAGGATGGCGCAGCTGCCATCAGAACTCTTGGCTCATCAATTGATACTTCATTCGTTGATCTCTTAGGTGGGACAACGGGTCAGGTATTAAGTAAGACCAGCGGAACTGATTTGGATTTTACTTGGATTGAGCAAGACGATACGACTCTATCGTTTAATGCACAGACTGGGACTACCTACACTTTAGTAGCAGCCGACCTTGGAAAGTTAGTTACTTTATCTAATGCTTCAGCAATTACATTAACTTTACCCCCATCAATTTTTGCAACTGGTAATGAGATTCATATACAACAAATTGGCGTAGGTCAGGTAACCTTGGCACAGGGCGCAGGTGTAACAATTACATCAACAGGTGCAACAGCTTCCGCGCCAAAATTACGCGCTCGTTATTCAGCCGCGACAATTATCTGCACAGCTAGCAACACCTTCACCGTTGTAGGCGATTTGTCATAATGCCAATTTTAGGAATTTTTGCATCAGCTGGTGGTGTAAGACAAAACTATATTGCCGTTGGTCATAACACAACACCATTTGTCACAGCTTACCCTTGGAGTTCTGCAACAGGTTTTGGAACAAAATATTCAAACCCTGCAACCCTGCCTACTGGCACAAGTGTTGAGAGTGTTGCTTTTACAGCTGCAAAAGATGCACTAGCAACAGCTCACCCAATTACGCCATTTGTCACAGTTTATCCTTGGTCAATAACTGGCTTTGGCACTAAGTACGCAAACGCGGCAACTTTAATTGCAAGCACTGGACGAGGCGTTGCGTTCTCGCCATCGGGTGCAGACATAGCTATGGCTCACGATAACTCACCAAGAGTAGCCGCTTATCCTTGGAGTTCTGCAACAGGTTTTGGAACTAAATACGCCAACCCTGCAACACTGCCAACTGGTAATGGCAAGAAAGTTGCATTCTCTGGATCAGGTGCAGACATTGCACTGACTCATTCTACAACTCCATTTATCACAGCGTACCCTTTCACAAATGGAAGCGGCTTTGGCACAAAGTACGCCGACCCTGCAACATTGCCAAGTGCAACAGCTACGACAGATTTATTTTTCAGACCTCAAAGTGATGTGATTGCAGTAACGGGTGTCAGTGGTGGAAAAATAAATGCTTATGCTTGGTCATCTGGCAGCGGTTTTGGCACAAAGTACGCAGACCCTGCAACATCACCCAATGGTTCATCTGCCCTTGGCGTTGCATTCTCTCCAGCAGGTACAGAGATTGCTTGCACTAGTAGCTCATCTCCATTTGTTAATGCCTACGGTTGGAGCAGCGGTTTCGGCACTAAGTATGCAAACCCTGCAACACTTCCTGCTGGCACTGCTAACAGCGTTGCATTCTCTCCAGCAGGTACAGAGATTGCAGTGGCTCTCAGTGTCACGCCATTCGTCACAGCTTACCCTTGGAGTTCGTCAACAGGTTTCGGAACAAAGTATGCTGACCCTGCAACACTTCCAGCAGGTGTTGGCAACAGCGTTGCTTTTGCTTAATTAACTTAAAGAAAAGGAAAACAAATGACAGAAACAGAATTGACACCAAAGCAAGCAAGACAATTAGAGGTCGATACTTACAAAGCCAACATTGATAATTATCGGACATTACTTGCAACACTTGACGGAGACTGGGACGCTGACTTGGTACATCTCAAAGGCATTGAATCGCAAGAAGCAGCTCGTCAATGTCCAGAGGATAGACTTCTACGCCTTGCAGTTTTACAGCAATTTGATCAGGTTACTAACTTGCTCAAGACTGAAATTGTTGAGTGCGCTAAAGCTGAAGCGATTTTAAGTATTCTATAAATCAATGGCCAGACTATGTGCAGCGGGTGTGCAGTTACGGGAGCAGATTGATGACGATTATCCTGATAGGGATCGTAAGTCTGATGGCTGGATTGCTGATGCTCGCCACCTTGCTAAAAGCAGTTCTGACCATATACCAAGAGATGGATTCGTTAGAGCTATAGATATTGATTCTGACCTATCGGCACATAAAGAAGAAGCTTATGCGCTGGTCGAGAAGATTCGTAAGTTAGCAAAGAACGGCGATAAAAGAATTAAATACATTATCTTTGATGGCAAGATAATGAGTCCGATACTCGGCTGGAAGCGTCGTAAATACAACGGGGCTAATCCGCATCGTAGTCACTTTCATATATCCTTTACTAGCTTGGGAGACAAAGATGGCAGTTATTTCGAGCTCGAAGGAGACAATAATGAGAGACCTAAAAAAAGCCGCCGAAAGCTGGGCGAAAGCGTTCCTAGCAGCAGCACTAGCGACCTATCTAGCGGTGGGATTCGACCCTGCTGCCATTGCAAATGCAGCTGTAGTATCAGTCTTGCCTAGCATCATCAACTGGCTCAATCCAAATTATGAGCGTTACGGCAAAGTCCGTTAATGCCAGCTGCTGAATTGGCCACTTTAGTAGCTTCAGTCCTAGGATCTATCGCCTTACTGATTGCTGGACTTCGCTACATAATTAAATTGGAGAATATTCCAATAGTGTCGCGCCTTGATAAAATGGAGAGTCAGTTAGAATTGGCCCTAGCGAAAGGGGTCAGAAATGGCAACGCGAAAGCGCGTAAATAAGAAGCCAGTCAAGCGTCCAAAGAGACGCAGGACTACTAAAGAAACCCCATTAACAAAGCTTGATTTCTGGGCTATTGCTGCCAATGAAGTTTATAAAGCTTGTCGCAGAGCAGGAATGGATGAGGGAACTGCTTTAGCCTTTGCTATGGATCGTAGCTCTTATCCCGATTGGATAGTGCCACTCGATGACCCAATGAGGAAGATTGGTTGGGAAGATGGAGAAGAGGACAACTAATCTACTTTCGAGAGGTTGAGCTCTTTGAGGCTCTCAAGTCGCTTTACCCAGACTTGATGCCTTTATCAGCGACCGACCGAGCAGATGGCATTACCCACAATGCCTATATCGAGCTCAAATGCCGTAGGACTCATTACGATACTTTGATGATTGAGAAGAAGAAGTGGGATTATCTGGCCGATATAAGGGCTAGAACGGGCGCTAAGACCCTTTATATCAATGCCACACCTAAAGGGGTCTATCAGTTCGATTTAGGGGCTATAACCGAGCCTGAATGGGCTTTAAAGCGGTTGCCTATAACTACTGACTTTGGCAACAAATCGACCAATGAGCGACTCGCTGGCTTTTTAGATATACGACTCGCCGACTTATTGCTTGTCTAAATAGATTTAATCAAATACATTTAGCCCGTTAATCCATTTAGGGATTACAGAACGGGAGCAAAATGGTAAATAAAGTAGCTCTTATTCGATTTGATTCTCAAGCAGGGGCTTGGACTGATGAGACAAATTGGGTTAAGGGATCAATAATCAGGCGATTCGCTAAAGAGCGGATGGGCAAGAAGCAGCTAAGAGGCCGTTTATCAAAGGCTGAAATCTCTGCATACTGGTTAGATAAATATGGGGTGAGCGCAGATGTTGCCTAATTTATCTGATGAAGCAGTAGTAGGAATAATCATTGGAGTTCCATTTATCGGCCTTTATATCTGGAGTTTATTTACTTCAGCCAAAGCCAAAGCTTTTAATGAAGGCTATAAGAGAGGCAGGTCAAGTGTCCGATACACAGAAATCGTTAAGTGAATGGCTTGAAGAAGCTGGTGCTACCTTATTCGACCGAGGGATTGAGTATGGAGACCCGAGGCACAATTTTCTACGCATTTACAAAATCGCGAGAGCACTCGGTATTCAGCTCAGAGACCCATCTGAATTGGCACTTATTGCTATTGCAACAAAACTCTCAAGAATGGTGGAAAGTCCAGAGCGCGAGGATTCGTATCTCGATCTCATTGGATACGCCGCTATCTTGGGTCGATGCAGATTTTCTACTCCAGAAGATTGGGACGACATTGAGTCTGACTCGCAATCATAATCAAAATCAATACTGCGATTACTGCAAATATCGCTGGGGACAAAATAAGAACGGCTGGGATTTAAGAGCAATGACGCCAGCAGTCTGGAAAGTCCAAAGCGAGACACCGCTTCGCAAAGCACAGGTTAGGTTCTATTGCCAGCCTTGCGCCGATGAAGTTCAAAACTGGCCAGATGGCACATTTTATTCATTAAAAGAACAGTTAGACGATGCGATAAGTAATTTCGCAGGGAGAGAGAAGTTAAATGTCGAATTACCTTGATGATTATGTTTCAGTTCAAGACCGATTAAAGGAGTTTATAAATGCTTATCCAGATTATAGAATCAAGACTCATATCTTGGCGGAGTCGCTTGTGGCTAATTGTGATGTCTATATCATTAAAACTGAGTTATATCGCACTGAA